ATGAGCGTCGTGAAGAAATGCCTCGTATTTGGGTCGCTCGGAGTGATCGGCCTCGTCTGGCTGACCGGGCCGCACCCGCATCTCGGCCCAACCTTGAAGACCGAGGCCGAGCCAGTGTCGGCGCTGCAGCTGGCAGCCCGGATCGCCACCAACGAATGCATCCGAACGAACGGACATGGTCACTGGCGGCCAGAGCTCGCCGCGATTGGCCCAGCCGTGACGCTGGAGACCTTCTGCGAAACTAGTTCGAACATCGCGATAGCCGGCCCGCGGCACTAGGAGCCCGGCTTTTTCCGGTCGGCCTCGGCCTTTTCGGCCAGGATGTTCGCCCGCAAGAGGCCCAGCTGCACCAACGTGCGGGCCTCCCATGGCTCGATCGGCCCGATGTCGCAGGCCAGCTGCCATGCCCGGATTGCCTCCCAGGTGACAGTCGGCTGCATCATGCCGTTGTGTACGAGGCCCTGCGACAACTCGCGGAACCATGTCCACAAAAAGTCGAGCTCTTCGGGAAAAGGCGGTCCCTCAGGAACCGGTGGCGGCGCCTTGGCACGCCCCGGGAGCATGGCGAGCTGACGCGCGCCAGATGCGAGGTGGTCTCCCTCCGTTGCACCGTCTCCCATAGGGCGGGCATTGCGAAACTCGTGCTCCGCAAACTCCATCAACTCTTCGACGAGGACTGCGGAAAATTTCCGCGGTCACCGGCGAACTCGTCGACCTGCTCGCGGATCCAGGCGAGAGCCGGCGCGGCATAGAGCTCGCGAGCATTCTCGGCGCTGAAGGGGACATCCAAGGCATCGCCGCTGAGCGTAACCAGCTTCCAGCCCGCCGTAAGCGCGGCGAGTAGATCGACAGCCTCGGCTTCCAGCTCCTCCGGGGTGATGCGGCCGCGGCCGCGCATATTGAGCCGGCGGCGCTGGATCGCGCGATCGTGCTCGCGCCGGACCTTAGAGTCCGCGCTATAGACCTCGACGTAGGCTTCCTCGCCCTTGCCGGTCCGCAGCGGCTGCCGGGTATTCGGGTGCAGTAGCGGCATGCGCTGCGGCTTCTCGACCTCGATCTCGAGGCCTGCAAATTTACCATTCATTGTTCAGCTCCATGGCAGTGGAAAAGGGACGCGCTGGCTGCCACCAACGCGCCCCCCGGTTGCAACCGGTCCGCCGGCCGAAGCCGGACAGACGGTGACCCCGTGGCAGCGGGATCTCTAAGCGTTATGAGGCGAGACTGTCGGTGAAGAAGATGGTCGTCGCTGCGATGCCGGTGGTCGACTCTGTAGCGGTCGACTTGAGGGCTTGGTACGGCGCCGTGATGATTTGCGCCCCCTCACCCTGCAGGCCAACCGATGCGTCACCCATTTTGACGCGCGGCAGGTAAACCGACATCGCCGGCGCGTCGATCGCGCTCGTGGTTGTCAGGAACACCAGAATGCTGATCTCGGTCTCGTTCTTGAAGTAGTTCAAGAAGGTCGAGTCCTGCAGCATCGCAGTGAACTGGCCCGTCACATTGGCCCGGCCGAGGAAGACCTCCGGGACGAAGTTCTGGCCGACCACCGCGTCCGATGTCGGGTTCAGGGCCAGGTTGATCGTGATGCCGGTCACGACGCCGACCGCCGTTCCCGCCACCATCAGCAAGCCATTGACCGCGGCGACGATGCCGTTGGTGTTCTCGGACGTCGGCGATCCGAAGAACGGCGCGTTGGAGTCCGAGTAGACCTCCATATCGCGGCCCATCATCGGGACCTCGACCGTGCCCATCCCCGTTGCCGGCAGGCCGAGGTTGATCCCGCCGATCCGGCACTCGGTGAAGACCCGGCTGATGTCGATATCGGAGTGGTAAGCCTCGATCAGGAACTTGCGCGAGACGTGGTTGCTCGACGGCGGATAGACCGACTTGCCCATCGTGACGATGTTGAACGAGGTATCCGCCCCCATCGTCGTCGGCGCGGGGTAGACACCGAGCACCGTCCCGCCAGAACTGATCGAGGTCAGGAGGAAGTTACGGCCGTTGTTCAGCGCCTCGGTCGTGTTGGCCAGCTGGATGATGTGGCCAACCCTGAACCCTTGCGCGACCGCATCGCCGCTACCGAGCGTCAGGGTCGAGGCAACGCTGCTCGCCGCGATGCTGGTGAACTCGGTGTTGGAGAACGCCAGCGCGGCCACCTCGGTGCCACGGCAGGCAGCCTCGATGAAGTCCCAATAGGTGCCCGGGCTGAACTCGCCGGTCACACTCCCGGTGACCCGCTTGATGCCGTGGCGGAAATCCGAGATCTGCCGGTCGGTCCGGACCTCGGCGGACTGGTACGTGTCCTTGACCAGGTTCAGGGTCGAAGACACGCGACGCAGCAACTGGCCGCCAGTCGCGCCTGGATCAGACGCAGAAGTCGGCTGCGTGTTGGCGGCGATGACGCCCGAGGGATAGGCCTTGTACCGAAGTGATGCGCTTACGCCTTCCGAAAGAGACATTTGACGGCTCCATTGTGATAATGGAGCGCCATGGCAGTGACGCTACGAGACCTCAATTCAGACTGGGCAGATCCAAACTGAGAAGAGCCGTTGCCCAGGCGGCGTTAGGGCCAACCGCAGTATGCGGCTGTTCGATGAGATAGATGAGAATGTCAGACGACGACAGCATCGAGGTCTGGGCGGACGCCACCTCAGTCAGCAGTATGTACGAGCAGCAGGTCTGTCGGTCGGGCCGCTGGCGGCATCGCCTATTGCGACTCGGGAAGATCGAAGACGGCATGGGGCGGCCGCGCGGCGTTGGCGAATGGAAGCCGGGCCCCGCACCCGATGTGGGTCGCTAACCGACCTGATCGTAATGGAACAGCACCTCGACTAGGGCATAGCTGTAGGCATTGACCGCGCTGTTGAGCCCTGGCGGTGCAAGTGTTCCACCGGCACCACCGGCGACGACGCTCGCCGCGAACACGCTCACCACGCTGTCGCGATAGCTCCGGTACAGGACCGCGACGCTCTCGCCGTGCTCCAGCGCGAGAGGCTCTGAGCCGTCGCCGCGCGGCACGAAGACATAGACGTAGAGATAGCCTGGGTTACGATAGAGGTTCGCGCCGCGGCCGCCGCCGAAGCCCGCTATGTCGCCCGGGTCGGTTTCCAGATTGCAGAACAGGAACGGCGTCGGCGTGTCCGGCAGAGCATCAGCGCCTGTCGAGTCGGTATCGTCGCCGCGCCACCGGATCGGCAGGCTGAGGCCGGCGACGTCCAGTATCGCTTTCAGGCTGGCATATACGTCGGTGATGCTCGGCATCGGTCAGTGCATCGTCGCCTTGGCGAGGACTGACTCGCAAAGATCGCCTTCGATCTCCTCGTCGTCGCCAATCCAACACCGATAAACCGGCGTGCCACATTCGGGACATGGCCGCGCCTGCCGCCATCTGACGGTCGCCGGGAAGACGAGATCCTGGCTAAAAGCCATCACGGCATCGCCTGCGTTGAATAGAGGATCTGCCATCAGCTGTGACCCTGTATCAGGATAGCCGGAGCCTGGACCTTCTCGCCGACTCGCTGCCGGCGCTTGCGGACCCTGCCACCACCGATCGGATAGGTGGGCGGTAGGCCGCCTCTGATGATCCACGCGCCGGGCAGCGTGACGTAGATCACCGAGATTGCCGCCGTGTTGCGGTAGCGCGGGATCAGGAACTGCTTCGCGGTGCGCTCATAGATCCGGTTCGGGACCGACAGCAGGAAGTCTCGGCCGTCCTGCCTCTTGCCCACCTCGAGGCGCCGCGCATAGGGCACCGGGTTCGCGATGAAGACCTCGTCGCCGGCCTTGATCGGCGTGTCGAGCGGCACGGGCAAGCCGTTCACCCAGACCGTGTGCGAGTTTTTGTACCGGCCGCTTTCGACCGGCGACCGGCGCTCGAGCTCCTTGATGGCCGCGATCAGGATCTCCCGGAGGTACCGGTAGCGGTAGACGATCGGCCCCGGCAGCCGCACGCTCTCCAGGTTCGAATTACCCGGCGTATTTGCATAGGCCTCCCACTCGGGGATGACGCCGGCGCGCTGCGCCTGGTCCCGCATGATGCGGTCGTGGCCGAGCCGGGCGACGCGCAGCAGCAGCGCCTTTCCTTCGGCCTCGGACCGCTGCTTCCAATCGACGGTTATGTGCTGGCGGATAGCCCGGAGGGCGGCGCTAGGCATCAGGCAATCTGGTTCGCAACCCGCAGCAGTTCGCGGGCTATCGACCTCGCCTCATCGGGCGTCAAGCATAGCAGGGGCGGTGGGCCGTTCCGGCCTTCGAACATGATTTCAAGGGCTACCTTCACCGGCCGGCCTCGTGATGTCATAACCTTGACCCGCGCACTCTTTGGCCAGGGCCGGACGCAGGGTGGAATTCCGCGCCCATCCCAACTGAGGCCGGTGGTGACCGCCTCTTTCTTCCTCGACCAGAACATCAAACCCCCGCGATGATTTCGTAAGCGATCAGCACGCCGGCGATGCGCCGGGTGTCGTCGTCGACCTTCTTGATCGTGAGCTCGCGGCCGTCCCGGGTCACCACCTTGTCCACCGTCTCCCTGATCGGCGTAGGGAAGCCGCTGCTGACCACGTCCTCGTCCATTAGGATGATCGTGCGATCGCGTTGCTGCAGGCCGTCGACCAGGTCGGCTGGGACACCCTCGCCATAGACACGGACCGCCTTCAACGCGTAATCGGCAGGAACGCGGGCGGCGCCGCTACCATACCGCCGCAGCATGACGTTCTCGCCGATCGAGTCCCTGGTCCGGCGATAGCTCGCCCTGGATGCCGACGGCGTCACGCGAAGCGCACCTTTCGCTTGTACGGCAGCAGCTTCGACTCAGCAGACGCTGGCATCCCGGGGGTCGAACCGACGACCGCCGTCGATGTCGCATTCGGATCGTAATACGAGATCACCTGCGCGCCCGGTACCTCCTCAGACCGGACCGCGCCCGACGATAGGTCGCGCTCCAGGAAACCGCGGGTCGCGTTCAGCACCTCGATCACGCCATCACGAAGATCGGGCGGGACATTGGCGCCGCCGGTCTCGGTCGCCACCGTGTACCCGCCGCGGTAGGCGACGCTGATGGTCGCCGCGCCGCACCACAGCCCCCAATGCGGAGCGAACGACGCCCAAGGAGACCGCATCATCCGGCCGGTCTCGTAATCGATCCGCCAGTCGGTTGTAAGCAGAAGATTGTCCCCATCGGTCACCGTGATCTCCGGCGTCGCCCAGACCGGGCGTCTTGTCAGGAAGAGCTTGGTGACACTGTTTTCCAGGAAAAATTCCTCTAGGACGGTCTCCTCGATCAGCTTGCGGTCGCACCAGGACTCGACGAAGGCCGAAGCGCCCTCGATCATCTCCTCGAGCATCTGGTCGCTCACCTCGGCAGTGGTCCAGCCGAGGACCTGCCGCGCATAGCCGGGGTCGACCAGCAGGCGCGAGGTGGCCGGAGCTGTGACCGTGACGGTAGACTTCACGGCTGATTACCGCACCAGCCAGTGCGGCGCGGGCCAGACGAGCAGAACGCACCAGCCGCCGAAGAGACGAAGCTGCCGCCAATTCGGCCCGCCAGACCGCCGGTGCCGATTATGGGAGCGCGACTGATCTCGGTACACAAGCCGTATTCTCATTGGAGCGCCTCATTGATGCCGATTAGCGGAAATTCCAGAACCGCCGAGTTCGGGGTGGCATTCAGAATCTCGGTGCCTCTGGCGCGCGCCGCGGCCGCCCAGCCACGCCACGCATGATTGAACCGGATATACGCCTCCAGTCGCTCTTCGCGGTAACGATCATGCCAGTGCGTTCGCCCGGCGACTGCACGACTATCGAAGCCCAGAAGCACGATCCGCTGCGCGCCGGCGGCAACTGCCCAGGAAACCGCGGCGTGCCCACTACTTGGACCGTATCGGATGACGCTTACCACCCCATTCGGCGCCACCGGGAAATCCGGCCTGCGCTCCATCATCACGAACTCCATCGGCAGGTCGCGGCTGGCCGGGCGGCTGCTCGTGATCGCGCGCCCCGGCCAAGTGCGGATCAGTTCCTCGTTCGCGCGGCACCACGACTCGTCGCGGGCGAACAGGACCGATGCCGCAGGGCAGATCCGAGCTGCCTCGTTGACCGCGATGACCTCTGCGGGATTGCACCGGGCCACAATCTCACGCGTAAGGCTCGGGCCGCCGCCGAGGATAATGATGCGCGTCACACCTGATGGTGTTGGATCGCGGCGTCTTCACCAGCGACCACGACTTCCTGGATTCGACCTGTATTGTGGTCGATCACATAGGTATCGCCGGTTAGCGGATGCTGAAGCCGCGGGTCGACTGAAGCCGATGCAAGCCTCTCATCGATGCCGCCGACATCAGATCTGACGATGTCCTCGGACAGCATCTCAGGATAGTAGATCTCGAAGGCCACAGTCGGGGCCAACCCGGCGGTGAAACGGTGCTCCTCACCGGGCTTCACCGTCGTGAAGTCGCCGGCGCGCAATACCGTCTTGTCGGTCAACGGATAGGCCTCCCTGCGGATCTCGATCGTCAGCGCGCCCGAATGCACGATGAAGGCGTTGTGTTTGTGCCGGTGCTTATGCCAGGAGCAGAACCCGCCCGGCACCACATCGAGCTTGTGCACCTCGATCAAGGGCGTCCGCCACAACAGGCTCGTGGTGCCCCAAATCTTGCCCTCTCGCTGCATCAGTCGTCCCATCCTGCCCAACGCGCCAGTGCTTTCCGCCATTCGTCCGCGAACGGGCAATTCTCGTAGCCGGTCATCAGCGGAAGCCCGTCGGTAAAATGCAGCGATTTCGGGTCGTCGCACTCGGTATGCCCGACGAGCACGTTCCAGCCCGGGTCGAGTGCTCCGATCTCATCGTCCTCGAGCCACTTGAACGCATGTAAGTCCCGCCCTGGCAGCGTGTTTACCATCCCGAGCGTCAGCCGCCGGTTTGCAGGATGATCCACATTCCATAGCATCATCGATGACCAGTTCTTCCGGGCATAGTTGACCTGGACCTGGCCGTCCATTTTTGCGCTGCCCTCTTCAACCCGATGCTGGTGCTGGACGCAGAGCAATGCCTTCCCTGATGCTTCCGCCTCGTCGAAGAGCTCGGTGAGGTCGCCAAGTACCAGCATGTCGCAATCCATGAAGAGCGCCCAGCCGCGGCGCGCCAGGATCGGGGTTAGGAAACGGCTGCAGGCGAACTCCGTCGACATCGGCGCATCGCTGATCACATCCCACAGCACACCGTCGCGGCGCTCGGTCGGCCTGGTATAGACCCCAAGCCGGCGCATCTCGTCGAGCACGATCCCATTGATCGGGATCGGCGCCGAGAGACGCTCCTTGATCGAGTGCCGCGCGACAGCGAACGCCGCAGCCTCACGCGGGTCGAAGCCGATCCAGATGGAGCGTTTTAGAGACAGATTGGCCGCCATGAGAGATGAGTTCCGTCCTTGACGCTCAGCGAAGGATCGTCAACCAGCACCCAGTCGTATCCCGGGACCCAGTGGTGCACGTCCTCCCAGTGCCCGCCTTGGTGACCGACGCGCAGCAGTATCGGGGTGCCATCTCGCGGGGCATCGGCGATGCCGCGGAAGCCATCGCTAGGGCTTGAAGGGCTGCCACTCGGTTCCGCGTTTCGGCGCAACAAACTCGGCCACAGGCGCATCGTTGAGCTCCATCACCGCAACGTAAGGGTAGAGGTGTATCGAGCCAACGCTGGCCTGGAAGGGCGTCGTGGCTTTGACGAGCCGGCGATCGTCATCATCCTTGTTCTTCTCGAAACCGGTGTGCGTGTTGAGCTCGTGGGCAAGTCCGTGGACGAAGGATGCAAACGGGCTACCTGGCGGGGTTTTCTGGGGATAGCCATGGATATCCTCGCAGAGGTAGACGCCGCCAGGGTTCATATGGGGCAGGAGCTCGCTAAGCGTCGTCATCTGGTGCCGCGGCTTATGGCTGCCGTCGTCGATCACAATGTCGAGCTTCGGTTGGCTTCCCTTGAAGTCGCGCCAGAACGCCGGGTCCGACTGGTCGCCGATGACCACCGTCACGCCCCGCGACTGGTCGTTGTAGGCCATGCAATCGGGCTGCACGTCGACGCCGATGATGTGCGCCAGAGACCCGAAATAGCTCCTCCACATGTCCAACGAACCGCCGCTGTAGATGCCGATCTCCAGCAAAACGAGGGGCTGGAAGCGAAATTTGGCGAAGTGGCGCTCGTAGATCGGGAAATAATGCTCCCACTTCCAGATGCCGGGGCCTTCGGTGCGGGCGTCGAAGAAGGCGCGCAGGTCGCTCATACGCCAATCCACACCAGAAGTCGTTGAAACCAGTTCCCTGGCGAACAGCGCCAGCAATTTGCTCGAGCTTGCGGAGCATCGTCGTGCTCGGATCCCCCGGCTGCGCGACCACCATGGGATATGCGCATCGGAGGTCGTCGGGGCCGGTCGCTCATAACAGCCTACCCAAGAGCCAAGACGTGCCTGCGATCAAGGCGACGAAGAGCAGCGGGAAGCACATGATGACGAGGAGGTCGATCACTGGAGCCTCGCAGCCTGCTCGGCGCGGATCCCTTCCGGGGTGACCTCCCAGTCGCATTTCCCGGCAGCCACGATCAGCGGCAGCGCGTCCGGGACCGCCTCGCCGGCGCACCCAGTGCGCACGATCCGCCAGTTCCGCCAACCGCGCAGCGCGGCATATAGCCAGCCTTTGTGCGGCTCGAGGTCGTGTGTCAACCGGATCTCATAGAACAGACGCATCACAGCCGGCTCATCAGCCAGATGGTGAGACCGATCGCGCCGGCCGTCAGAACGGTCTCAAACAAGCTTAGCATTGCGTTCCCACCACCGCAGCGGGTGCTCTGGGGAATAGCCGAGGTTCTTGCGCCTTGGGCCTTTTAGATGATCACTCCACCTGTAAAGCGGCTCCAGCTGCATCCATACGTGATCGCGGCCGTTCGGCGTCAGATCACGCTCGGACATCCGCTTTTTCAGATGCGCCTCCTTCACATGGTCGAAGGCGTAGGCGCTGTGAAACTGGTCCAGGCCGAAGATCCGGTCCTGCAGGTACATGTCCGACAGGTCTTTGAGGAAGGCCCGGGTCCGCGGGTTCAGCAGGATAGCCCAGAAGCCGATCTCGGCACCCTTGTTGCGGCCGAGGTAGCAGAGGTCCATGCCGCCGAGTAGCTTCGGGACAAAATCCACCGGCATGTCGCGGAAGAACACAATGTCGGCATCGAACCAGACCAACATGTCCTCGTCAGGCAGATCGCGCGAGGCATGCTCCGGAATGATGCACTGCTTGTAGAAGCGGAGCGCGTCCCATCGCCATGCCGCTTCGCCGCTATTGGCCAGGACCCGGAGGTCTTTCGGCCGCCAGTGCCGCGTGGGCCGCAGGCCGGTGTGCTCCAGGTTGCCCTGGTGTCGCTCCTGGAACTCGCTGGCTCCCTCGATCGACCACAGAGGCCGGCACTCGCCGTGCGGCAGGTCAACCGGTTCCTCGCTATAAAAGCGGAGGCCGATCGACGACGGAACGTGGCGGGCAAACGTCTCGGCAAACCGCCGGCCATACTTCTCCCAGCCGGCCGGGTGAACTCCGGAGCAGATCGTCACCGCCACAGATGCTCTCCGCCGTTGACCCTGATGACGGTGTTCGAAAGGTAACCCTCGTCGACATACAGCGCGAAATGAACCACCCTGGCGACCCCCAACGCTGTCAGCCACCGCCGCTTCGGGTGGATCTGCCGGCGCTGCTCCAACTGCTCCAGGTCGCCGCGGCGCTGCGTCATCGCGCTATCGAACACAATCCCTGGCGCGACGCAGACCAGCTGCTGGCCAGGATAGCGGAGCCGCCGGCGCTCGACATAACTGTGCAGCCGCGCCTTGGCCTCCGCATAGGTGCCGTCGAAAGACCCGGCGAACCCGCTCTCGGAGCCGATGACGCAGATCCTGGCGCTCGCATTGCCGCCGAGGATCACGTCGCAGGCCCGCATGACTTGGTGCGCGTTGACATCGAGTCCCTCGTCGACCTCCTCGTCGGTCTGGTCAGCTGCGCGCTTCGGGCGCAAGAGCCCCTGGCAGAAGAGATAACGGTCGGCGCTGAAGACCGGAATCTCCCCGCGCGGCACCTCGATCACCTCCTCACCTTCCGGCAGCAGCGTCCGCAACTCCACCGCGATACGGCTGGCAGCACCTCGGATCGCGATCACGAGATGATCAAACCGACCGCGATCACGATGCCGACGATGAACGCCAGCACCGCCATCGCTACCGCGTCAGGCTGCGAGAGCTTCACTGTTAATAATCGCCTTGATCTGGCGCTCCGCGTCGAAGATGGCGTCGAGTTTCCCGGCCCGGATGCGCAGCGCGCGCGGCCCGACCTGGAGGACGTGGATCAGCCGGGCATCGGCGGCCGATTTCGGCATCGCGCGGATCGCGAGCCGGTGATCGACCACCTCGAAATCGTCCATGATGCTCGGGTAGTACCCAGCCATTTGCGCAAACATCTCGTTCGTATGGCGCTCGAGCACTTCGCTCGTCAGCTGGTCGAGATAGTCGCGGGCCTCCTGCCAAGTCTTGCAGCGCGCCAGCGGGGTCCATTTGGCCGAGGTCAGCGAGCAGAGACCGCGATCCTCATCCCATGGGTAGACGCTCGGGAAAGGACCGTCGCAGATCGTCACGGCGCGATCAGTCGGCCCCTGGAGCAGGACAGTCAGGCAAGCCTCGTATCGGTCGATCCCGGCCGCCTCGTTAGCGCAGAAACTGCAGTCGATCGTCCAATCCCAAGCAGGGTCGTTGACCTCTCCCGGTGTCCTGCCGAACTCGATGTGGCCTTCAAGCGCCGCGGCGAAGTGATCTCGCAGCTTGTCGACCAGGATGTGACGTTCGCCAGTCAGCAGCGCGCCCTCGACGCCCTTCAGCCCGAGCTCGGCCGGCCGTTCGACCGTGATGAACTCGATCTCCGATTTCAGGATCTGTCGATAGGTCCCGAAGTCGACGAGGCTGTCGTGCTCGGCGATCGCGTAGATGTTTACCGGCACGCCATGCGTGAACTCGCCGTAACGGTCCATGAACTCGGCGTGGTGCGCTTGGCAGGCAGCTCTGGTCAGTTGGCTACGGCTGTAATGCTGCCCCATGTGGAGCCGGGCCGGGATCGCGCCCGATGCGCCGGCGAAGACTCGATCGGCGAGCTCGTGGATTTCGACATCGATACCCTCAGCCAGTAGCGCCGCCGCCAAGTGCGCGCCATAAATGCCGGCGCCGAGAACGCGGATCTTCATGTCGGCACATAGACCATGTTTGGATGCTCGCTCGTCAGCAGACGGTAGGTTTTTGCTAGAAACCACCGGTCCAAGTCGGCCGGCTTCCACCCATACTTACCAGCGGTGCGGCCCTTGACCTCGACCACGACGACCGGTCTGAACCTCCGGACAAGCGCATCCGCGCCGCGCAGCGCGGGCAACTCGGCTCCCTCCAGATCAAGCTTCAGCAGACCGCAGGCGGCAAATCCGAAGCTGTCGAGAGAGCGCAAGTTGAAACCGTCGCCATTGGCCAGGACAACTCGCCTGGACCAGGATTTCTTGCCGACCACCTCGCCATGCCCGTCAGCATCGAACAGAGCGCGGTGATGGCAACTGACGTTCGGGAAGCCGGATAGATTGAGAACCAGCTGGTCGAACGTCTCATCTGATGGCTCGAAAGCGTGGACGGCGTCAAAAAACTCGCTGTAGAATCTGGTCCACACGCCCAGATGCGCGCCGCCGTCGATCGCGATCCGGAAGTCGGTGACCCTACGAAGAGCCTTGAGAACGAGATTGATATCCTCGACTCGGAGCCTCACGCCTCGGAGCCGACACCGATCCGTGGCCTCCCGAGAGGTCCTTCGTTCGGCGCCATCGCGTCGAGTGCGTCGTAGCTGCTCCGCTGCAGCGCCTCGGCCTGTGCGAGAAGACCGATGATCTGCTGGTTGTTGCGCAGCACCAGCCGGGCGACCGGGCTCGCATCGTTAGTGATCTTCTCGGACTTGATCTCGATCTCGGCCTGAAGCTGAGAGAAGAGATCCTCCAGCTTCCAGCCCTCAGGATTTTGCGGCGACATCAGGACCACGTTGGGCATCCGAACCTCTCTTGCATAAACCGGTCGACGTGTTGCTTCCGCGGTCCCTTCAGATGCACCATGAAGGCATCGTGGTGCACCGGGCGCATCCCGCCATCGTCCGCCAATGGGCAATTATGGGTCCGGCATGGGTAAACGTGGACATATCGGCCCGCGGCCGGCCGGGCGAGGAAGGTCCGCTCGCCGCCTTCATCGGGCTCGCCGACCTGGACCAGCGGGATATAGGAGGCAGAAACCCCCAAACCGTTGATGTGCGTTCCGAGCGCGGCGCCCCAGGCTTCCTGGTCGCCCCACCATTCCTGTGCTTCCAACGGCCAGCTTTCGAGGATCGCAGCAGCCCGAGCCAGGAACCAGGTCGCCAAATCCATATCGCGCGCATAGGCGAGATTGTTTATCCGGTACCCGAACTTCTCGCCCTTGTGGGTGATCGCGAGCCCGACGTTTCCCGGTATCGAGTCGCTCAGATCTCGGTTGGCAAAGCAATCGACATCCGGAAGCACGAGCAGGTCAGCCTTGCACATGGCGGTAAAGAGCGCCTGCGACCGGATCAGCTTCGCCAGAAGCGGCGTATCGGCCGGCACGCTCGTTATCCAGACCTCGGCATGACGCTGGATCGCCGGCGCGGTCGCCGCATCCGTCAGCACCAAGTAGCGCGCACCAGGGTTGGTGAGCTGAAGTGCTTTGCGACTCGCCTCGATCAGCGGCAGGTAATCAGCCAGCCGCGAGGGCTTGCCGGGGACGTCGGCAAAGAAAGCTGCCACAACAATGTTCATTAGTCGCTCGGGCTGCACGAATTGCGCCAGACGTTGACCCGGCCTTTGTTGTCGGCATCAGCCATTGTCCGGCCACTTCACAAGGTGGTCGCCTTTCGTCTCCCAGACGTGCTCGGCGCCCCACGACAGCAGGAGATCGACCGCGGCCATCCGTGGTAAACCATGGAAATCTGCACGTTTAGGCTTTTGCTCCACGAGCACGACCGGTTTGTCGCGGCGGATTGTCTGCTCGCCGCCGGCGATGACCAGAGCCTCGACGCCCTCGCAGTCGACCTTCAGGAAATCGATCGCGGCCAAGCCCATGTCGTCGAGCCGTCTCACCTCAACTTCGCGGCCCCCGTCGGGATCCATGCTTGCCGTCCCGGCGCCATCCGGGAAGATCCTGAACCTCGCCTGGCCGGCCGAACTCCCGAGCGCGACCTGATAGAGGTCCACGACCGATCGGCGCAGGTTCAAATTGCGCCGGAAGCACTCCAGGTATTCCGGCATCGGTTCGAAGGCCGAGACCTTTTTGAACTCGTAAGACAGCACCCGCGACCAGAGCCCGACATGAGCTCCGACGTCGACCGCGTGCCCGCGGCGCTCGCAGTGCGCCAGGGCGGCCTCCAGCTTCTGCCACTGATAGGTGCCCTTACCGCGGTAGAGCGGGTTGGTCCCAATCTGCTCAGCGAAGTGCTGATCGCCCTCTGGGAGATGGATACCTTGGACGATCATATCGGCCCCGGACCTTCGTCTTCTGGTCGCTGCAACCATCCTTCGAGTCGCAGGAGTTAGGCAGATAGGTCATGCGGGCCCAGACCGTTCCCCGGGCCCGCACCGCCTTCACCATCTCGCGCTGAAGGCTGTCGACATCACCATTTTCTACTGGCCGCCGATCGATGAAATCGGCACTCATTCCTGGCGCTGGTACACCGGCGCCGTGGTCGAGCCGACGTTGACCAGCGTCCCGCCATCTTCGGCCTTGTCGACCGCGCCGTCGGGATCCGGTGTCTCGGGCGAGTCCGCAGCTACCTCGCCCGGTTGCGCTTCGAGCTCCTGGGCAGCGGTCCTGGCCGCCAGCCATGCGTCCATCTCATGCTGCAGCTTGAGCGCGTCCCAGTCGTAATCGAACTCGAAGCCTACCTGCTGCGCCCTCTCGCGCACCTGCTGCAGATCGAGTTCCTGGCCGTCGCTGTCGTTGGCCGTGCTTTCCATGTCCTCGTCCTCCGATGGGGCCGATCCCCTCTACGAAAACGCTACAGCCGCCCGGATTTACTCCGGATTACCGGCGCCCCAGAGGTTTGCCGCAAAAGCGATAAACAACAGCAGGCCAAATAAGATGATTGCCCATCCCGACATCGTTCAAAGCTCCTCGATCCGCCACCCCGGCCAGCCGGTCCGGTCATCCTCGTTGTGGAATGCCGCGATCATCGCGACGTCGGAGCCGGGGCGGCGCAGCAATTCCATCCACTGCTCGGCACTGATGCCGTGCGGCATCTGATCCTTCATGTCGTCGAAGAGCGTCTTGTGCGGCGTCCCAATGCGCTCGGCAATGAAGACTGCGGACTTGGCAAACCCGTAGAGCCGATCGATCACGGCCGGCAGAGCATCTCGAGGGATCGAGCCCAGCACCTGGACACAGACCACGAGGTCGAACTGGCCCTTCGGCTCTTTCTGGTAGTGCGGGACACCGGGGTCGTACTTGAACGGATCGACACCCCAGAGGTCGGCCAGCGAGCGGCCCTGGCCGTCGCGCTCCTGATACTGCTTCCCCCAGCCGCAGCCGAAATCGAGCATCGTCTTAGCGCCGAACCGGTCGATCAGCTCCTTGATGCGATCACGGTGCTGCTTCCAGGTGAACCGACCGCTGAAGGTCTTGCCCTGCTTCAGCCGATGGTGCGCCTGGGTGCGTTTCAGTGCCGCGTAGTAGGCCTCGGTCAGTTCAGGCATCGCTCGACCTTGTCGCAAATCCAGATACCGCAAGGGCCATCGGCAAACTTGCGATAAACCGCGGTGGAGTTCGCCAAGGTGATGACAATCTCATCTCCAGCGACATGCAGGAAGGTACTCGGCTCGCACCGGATCTGCTCGCAAAAAACAGTCCTGGCCGGCCAATCCCCCACCAGGAAAACGGCCGCGTCCTCGGCGGTGAACTCCATGCGAAGGTTGATCGGCCCAATCTCAGGCATAACCCATTATCTCCAGCAGATCCGGCCCGCCGTGCCGCGCCCAGATATCGTTAGCCTTAGGCCCGAAATACTCGCGCCAGTCGGAATGCTTGCCGGTATAGGTCCGGCCCTTGAGCCAGATGCTGTCGTAAATCTCGGCGTCCCGCTGGTAGTCGCGCACACGGCCGAGGTGAGCGGCCATACGACCAATCTGTTCCGTGCCTCGGACCGCCACATCCTCGAAGCGGACCGTCAGCGCGCCCGACCAACTGCACCAGATCCTGGCCCAGCGCAGCATCTCAGGCAGGAACCCGCCATCATCAAGGAGC